AAACAAGCCTTGGTAATGCAGGGGCAACAAATGGAATCATTGCATCTGGAACTTCTCAAAAATCAGTAACATTTACAAATACATTTTTTACAGGGCAATCTGGTACAAGTGTTGGGGCAAATTCAGTTTTGCCATCAATAGGAATTACAATAGAAAATGCACAAAGTGGAGATTTCTTCACTTTATCTTCTATAACAGGCAGCGGTTTCAATATTGATATAAAAAATGGGTCAAGTCATGTAAATAGGGATTTTAAATATACTGCAACTGGTTTTGGTCGAGGCTCGTAAATTATGATAACCTTAAAGAAAAATTAGTGTAAAATGGCTACCCACGATTACGTTATAGACAATAGTACAGGTGCGAACGTTCGTAGTGATTTAAATAATGTATTACAAGCAATATTAACCAACAACAGTTCTGGTTCTGCTCCTAGTACAACGGCTGCATATATGTTGTGGGCTGATACAAGTAATAATATTTTAAAAATGCGTAATTCAGCTAATGATGGCTGGATTGATTTACGAACACTTACTGGTGGTATAACCTCTTCTGCTGATGCAACAATAAATTCTGTAACTGTTGGTAAAGGTACAAACTCTGTTGGTGGAAACACTGTTCTTGGAGAAAGTGCTTTAGATGCCTCTGTGTCTGGTGGACATAATACTGCTATTGGTAAAGATACCTTAACTGCATTAACTTCTGGTGCAAATAGTGTTGCTGTAGGTTCAGCTTGTTTAGATGCGGTGACTACTGGTGATGCTAATACCGCAGTAGGAGTTGAAGCACTAACTACTGTTACAACAGTCGGTGGTAATACCGCTTTTGGTTATCAAGCATTAAAAATGAATGAGACCAGTAATAATACGGCTTTAGGTTATCAAGCATTAAGATTAAATACAACAGGAAATCATCAAGTAGCCGTTGGACTACAAGCCTTAAATGCAAACACTACTGGCATTCAAAACACTGCTGTTGGTTATCAAAATTTAGATGCAAACACAACTGGAAATAATAATACCAGTATGGGTGCTTTTACATTAGGAGAAAACACAACAGGATTTCAAAATATAGCAGTTGGAAACTACGCTTTAGATGCAAACACTACAGCAGGTAATAATGTTGCGATTGGTTATGAGGCTTTAACAGCAAACACAACTGGACAAAATAATGTTGCTATGGGTAAAGATGCTCTGCAATCAAATACAACAGCTAATTACAACACAGCAGTAGGACATGAAGCATTAGAACAAAACACAACTGGAACGCAAAATGTTGCTATGGGTTCTTTTGCACTAGATGACAATACAACAGCAAACAACAATACTGCTATTGGTTATCAAGCCTTAACACAAAACACGACCGGCGCAGGCAACACCGCTGTCGGTGCTAATGCCTTGCAACAATTGACAACTGGCGGTTCAAATACTGCTGTGGGCGATCTTGCATTAGACGCTGCTACAACAGCAAGTTCATGCGTTGCTGTCGGTAGAAATTGTTTATCTGCTGTAACAACTAGCGGTTCAAACGTGGCTATGGGTGATAATACTGGTAATAGTATTACTGATAATTCAGATAATACAATTGTTGGGTCTTTAGCTGGAAACAGTGGAAATATAAGCCAATGCACAATAATGGGGAAAGGTGCATTTGCTAATGCAGGTGATGGAGATGCTACATCTGTTTTTATCGGCTATAACTGTGGGCACAATGCAAATTCCTTATCACAAAATACAGCAGTAGGTACACAATCATTACAAGAGTGCCATAGTTCTAATAATTGTGCATTTGGTTTTCAGGCTTTAATAAACAACACAACTGGTTCAGGACATAACACCGCTGTAGGTCACTCAGCAATGTTAGATACTACAGATGGTGATACAAATACAGCCATAGGTGCAAGTGCTTTACGAGTAAACCAATCTGGGGATAGAAATACCGCTGTAGGTTATGAGTCATTATACAATTCAAATGTTGATATGGATGGGTTTAACGTAGCTGTTGGTTATCAGGCTGGGCGAGCATCAACAACTGGATACCATAATACTTTTCTTGGTTCTGAAGCAGGTAAAAGTAATACAACTGGAACACAAAATACTGCTGTTGGACCTTTTGCTGATGATGCAAACACAACAGGTAGCAATAATGTTACTATCGGAAATAATGCTAGACCATCAACAAATACTGTCAGTAATCAAATAACATTAGGAAACAGTAGCAATGACAATTTAAGATGTAATGACACTTCTATTAGTTCTTTATCAGATCAAAGAGATAAAACTGAAATAATTGATTTGCCAATTGGACTTGATTTTATAAATACATTAAAACCAAGAAAATTTAAATGGGCTACAAGAGATGGAAATGTTAAAGATGGTAGATACAATGCTGGTTTTATTGCTCAAGAATTACAATCAGCAGAAGCATCAATAGATTATTTATATTTAGTAATGAACGAAAATCCTGAAAGATTAGAAACAAAAGAAGGAAATTTATTGCCTGTGATGGTAAAAGCAATACAAGAGTTATCTGCAAAAGTCACAGCCCTTGAAGCAGGGTAAACTAAAAGTAACCTAATTTTTTATTATGGAAGAATTAACCTCTGACGAAATCGCAAAGATTTTTTCTGCTGCTGGCGATAGCGTAACTGTTATTGGTACGGCTCAAGCTTCAGGTGAAACTGATGCAGATTTTAAAGACAAAATCAAACGCAACGTAGAGCATCTTGAAATTATCAAGGACTACAAAAAACTTGATGAAACAACTTCTATCTGGACAACAGAATCATTTACAGACATAGATGCTGCTATTGTTGCTGGTAAAAAACTTTATTAAATTATGAATTTAAAAGAAAAATTACAGCAACTTGCTTTAGAAAGGCAAAATTTACAAATTGCCTTGTATGAACTTAACGGTGCGATGAAGATTTTGGAACAACAGATTCTTGAAGCTGAACCCGAATTAAACCAGCCATCAGATACAAAGGCATTAAGCCAAGAATCAGAAACAGTGTCATCAAAGTCAAAGGCATAGCCAATTTACTTAAAATTTCTTTAATCATGTTTCAAAAAATTGCAAATGCACTAAGCATTGTTTCTTTTATTATGGTAGCTTCAATGAGTGGTGGAGCTTACTTAGGGTATAGATATGTTACTTCAGAAAATTTCAAGGCACAAGTAATGAATGAAATCCTTGGAAATATACAGGGTTTTATGCCTAAAGTATTAGACAATGTGTTGCCCGGTACAACAGGACCATCAATACCTTTACCTAAAAAGTGAGTGAAATACCTCGTATAAATAAAATACAAATAAATAAAATACAACTTTGGGATACACAAGTACCGATAATTAATAAACCTATTGTTGACATACCAGCTTGTGTGCGAGTTCATAGAAACAATCAAACAAGCCTAATTGATAGTACTAAAGATCAATATGGTACATATACAGAATGTGGTAATTTCAGTATTCCTAGTTTTGAACCTTTACAGTACAACCCTAACGAATTTGTATATACACAATCAGAAACCCCTCAAAATCAAGAGCAAGAATTTATACAACCAACAGTAGAACCACCAAAATACGAACCAAAAAAAAATAAAGATGAGCCACTTTTTATTGCTTGCCCTAGCTCAAAAGATCAAAGGGTAGGGGATTATCGTAACGAATTTAAACTGGAACGTGTTATTGGGCATAAAAAAAGCGAAGATGGAAGTGAATGTATAACCCTCTATGAAGACGTTAAATTTATTGAGCAATACATACCGAATCCTCCACAGCTTGTTAGTGCTGCTGCTATTGCTACTGTTGCTGCCACTACTCCATTACTGCTTAATATTGTCAAACCTTTAGTGAAAAATATTATAAAAAAACTAACAAATAAAAAAAATAAATCTACTTAAATTTATGAGTGTGCGGTATAACTTGATTTGGAGGCGGTTGAACAACTACCCCTTCGCATAATTTTGCAAAGTTAGATTTTGGGTCAAAAGAAATCCCCTTTAAATATAATTCTCCGCAATTTTTTAAACGAGCTATTTCATAGTTAAGCAACTTTGCATTTAATTCTTGCTTCTGTAAATTTATTTGTGTGTTAGCTGCATCAAGACATGAATCTTGAAATCTTTTATCTAAGGGAATATTAAATGTAAGTGCAAATCCAAAGTTCAGTCCTAAAGAATCTTTGTTATTACTGTAATTTTCTTGGTAATACAAAACATTGCCGGGATTATCTGGTACCCCATCATCATTGGCATCTGTCGGGTCATATACAGGGGTATGATAAATGTAATCTTGTGGTCTTTTTTGATTAAATGATGTAGTTACAAAAGGGCTTACTGTCATCTGTGGACCAGAACATTTTATATTGTTTCCGTAAGTATTTTCGACCATTGGTCCACCTAATACTTGCGTTGCAAAATTAGAAACAGAACCACTTGCTGAAGCAGAGGGAGCCGCAGTGTTTGAGGTATTAGCAAAAACTGGACTCCCAAATAATAATGATACTACTGCGAGAATATTGTAGTGGTATCTGTTACGCTTGTGCTTTGAATTGTTCTTGTTATATCTGTCACTGATTCCATTCCGGGTGCTTGATAAACTTCTGTAAATTGAAAAGCATCTCCTTGGTTTGTTTGTGTCCAATTTGGTCGTTGATCTAAATTTAATCCCTGCCATGTATGAGTAGTTCCGTTTATATTTTCATTAACTGTGGTAGGTGGCGGACTAATAGATGACCCATCTTGTTGTATTCCTGTTCCTGTAACTGAATAAAGAAACCCAGAATTATATTCTGTTGTTCGTATAGATTCTGTAATATTTGTTGTGGTTTCAGTTCGGCTGGTGCTTGATCCTTGAGTAAAATTAGGAATAACTGGCACAGCGTAACAAGGAGCAGATATAACAAAACCAAGAAGAAGAAACCTCCTCATTCTATAGTAAGATCAACGACAAACTGACCTGTCATCACGATACCTGTTCCTGTTCCGGGTGTCAGCGTCATGGTGTGATTATCTATAGCCACTGCTGCTGTTCCTACACTGCCAGCACTTGTAGATGTTATATCACTAAAATTAGGCACTGTACCAACTGTTATAGAACTGCCCGGAGTTTGATCACCTTCTACATATGATTGAGTAAACGAAAATGCTTCTCCACTTGTGGCTTGTGTTGCAGAAGGAAAAGTAACTGAAGGAACGCCATTACTTGCAGTGCCGAATCCACCAAGTGTTGCTGCTGAATTTGAGTCAACTGTTGTAATATTATTTCCACTTATGCTGTAACTAGATCCGATTTTATCTGCTGTGCTTGCAGCAGATAAAGATTCAAATTTTACAGATGAAGATATTGAATGATTCATATCTGCAAAAGCCGGTGCAGATATGAATAAAATTAAAGAAAATAATTTTTTCATTTTTTTACCACTCCAACTTTGGAATCTTTATTGTCAACTATCTTAACATTACCATTTAGTTTTTTTTTGTCACCATTTTTCTTGATGTTGAGGCCGTACTGAGCCGTTACAGCACTCAGGAGTCCAGCGGCGAAAGTTGTATCAATTTGCCTTGTAGGATTAGGGTTAAAGTATGACCAAGAAATAACTCCCAAACTCCAAAAAAGTATAATCATCTGAACCACATTAGCAATCAGACCATTACCTTCTTTTTCTTCTTGATCTTCCATGATAAAAAAAGCTTTATGGCAAATATAGCAAAAGTTGTTATGTTAGGAAAGAAAGATAATTATTATGCTAGCAATTTTAAAACCAATAGTTCTTTTGTTTGTGAAAAGTTCAGCTTTTAAACGCTTTATTATAGACATTTTAGAAGTTTTAGCAAAGCAAACAAATAATGACTTAGATGATAAAGCGGTTGCTTTTTTAAAATCAAAATTAATAGTATGAGAAATTTTTTTACTGTGTTTATTGAACCATTACCAATTGAAGTTCAGTTATCTACAGAATTAAAAATTCGAGACATAGAAAACTGCCAAGACATAGAAAAATTAAAAGACTATGCCGCAGCAGTTACTAAACAAAATGCTAACCACGATTATATTCTTGGTGCAGCATTAGGAAGAATTGTAGAACTAGAAGAAAAAATTGAATTTAGACCTAGCAAAATAAGAAAATTTTTAAAGAAATTTTCTTAAAATTCATCATCTTCTGAATCATCATCTTGTTTTGGTTGATAATCAGAAATAACCATTTTCATGTACTGATTACCACTTTTTGATGTAGCAGGCATCATATTTGCTCTAATTTTGACAGCATTGTTGCCTTTATAATCTTTTACAAGATTTGCTTCATCCATTGCGAAATCGTAAAGTTTAAGTATTTCATCGACAGTTATTTCAGAAACTGCCCAATATTTGTGATTTGCTCCGTCATTCTGACAGTTAAACCACAGCGAAAATTTGTTAGTTTGTGTTTGTGCCATTTAATTTAGGGTGAGTTGATAATAAATTTTTTAGACCAGATGATTTATTTAAATCATTTTCTTTACAGTATTTATAAAAAATACTGTAAAGTTTTGCTGGTAATTTTGCTTGTACAATGTAAGCGTTGTAAACCTGAGTTTTGGATTTGTTCATAAGTTGAAAAATCTAGCATGGTTTTCTCTATGTTCAAGAAGCAAAAGTTTTACTAATTCCTCAGGCGGTATTTGATCTCCAATAATCGTCATATCTTCAGATATGTTATCTTCCTTAGACCATTTACCATACCTGTTTTCTCTCATAAGATGCCAAAATCCTTCAGAGTCAGCCCATAAAGAATAGGCTCTAAGAATTTCAACAGTATGCTTTTCTTTTGTCATACCATAAATTTCCTGATGTACGCTTCATGCTCTTTAAACTCGATGTCAGTTGCAAGAACTTTATCCTTTGAAGGAAAGTAAGTTTTTTTAAAGTTTTTCATAATCTCTGCTTTGTCAGGTCTTGAGTTAAGTTCAGCTCTTAACAAATCAAACTCGTCTTGTGTAAGTTTGGTTTTACCTTCGGGTGCAAGAGTTTGCGTAACTTTTGAACCTGAGTTCATAGGAGAATTAGTTTTTTTGTCTTTTTTTGCTTTACCTGTATTATCGGCATCAGCACATTTTTGACTGAAAGCATCTGCTTCATCATCAGCTTGACCTAAACCATATGCGGCCAATAATAAATACCTTCTTGCATATGTGATAGCACTACCCATTTTATGGTAAATGTTTTGACCTCTTTGATTTTCTGTAATTATTGGAAGTCTAGAGTCAATAAATTCGCCAGATTCGTGCATTAATCGACAGACCATCCAAATGATGGGTTGATCTTTTGCATCTGTTGAACTTTCAATAATGAAAGTATGGGATATGCCATGTTCAGTTGCAGGTGAAACTGCTTGTTCAGCTTCACCTAGTGAAACATACGAGCCAAAGTTACCTGCTGCATCACGGACTGCATTTGCGTAGACTTTTTGAAATTGTGCAAGAGCTTTAGCAAGTTTAGGTGTTGCTTTTTTGATTGGTTCAGATTCAACGAGTTTCCAAGTTTGCTCTTCATTTTGTTCAGACATAAAATAATAATATCGGCAATTATAATATATCAATAAAACTTGTCTGTATCAACCTTTATTGATATATATACTTATTACG